CTGCTCGTATTGCTGCTGAAATGCTTCCCGGTTCTGGTTTTGTAACTGGTGTGCAAAAAGGTGGAACTGAAGGAGGTATAGATTTTTTAGCTGAGTTACTTGGAATAGCTGGTGGTATAGGCGGTGCTGTAGCTGGTCCTCCCGGTATTGCTGGGGGATACATGTTAGGTAAAGGAGGAGCAAAAGGTTTACGTTCTTTACTTAATAATTTAGATAATTATCAAGAAGTTTGGAAAGCTGAAAATAAATTAGCAAACAGACAAAAACAAAAAGATTCTGTTAGTGACGCTGCTGTAAAATTAGATGAGGGGAAAATTACTTCTAAAGAATTTAGAAATATCGTAAAAAGAGATTTACCTATTAAACCAATAGAAAAAATGGTTGAGATTCCTTCTTTTGAAAATATAATAGGTGCTTTAAAAAAACCTCAAGTTGAAGAAGGTATTATAAATTTAAATAAAAAATTAGAAGATGGAACAAGAGTTGCTTCTCGTCTAGATATACCAGCATATGATAATTATGATCAATGGATTGTGTCTATACACGATGGAACAAAGGCTGGTGGAAAAGCTATAGGATATGGTAAAACAGCAACACTTAATAATGTAGAATTTAAATCTTCTGCAAAGGGAGGATTAAATATAGCAAAAACAAAAGAAAAAGGTGGAACAGATAAAGGAACAATTGCTAGAATATATGGTGATTGGAAAAATATAGACGATACTTTAACGGCTAAAAGAGCAGAAAGAATTTTAAATAATAGAAAAGATAATAAATATATTGATCCTGAAGACAATAGTGAATGGATACAAGTTGGCATGAATCCTTTTAGATCAAGTTATTTTTATGATAAATTATCAGAATCACCTTTGAAAAGTGCTGAAGAAGTTATACAAGTTGGTCCTCTTGTATTTGCTAGAGGAGCAATAAGAGCCAAACCATCTGACTTTAAAAAAGAAAAAACAATGATAACTACAACTAAAGTAGATAAAAAAATTGCCTTTAACCAAGGCGGTTCTGTAGTAGAACGTAATCCATATAATTATCAACCAAAGGTAATATAAAAAATGGCAACTGAACGTAATCCTTTTGATCCAATGCCGATGGGTGAGCTATCCATTGAGATTGAGGCTAGTGGTGAAGTAGACGAGAATGGCAATGAAGCTGTCATGGAGCTTGATCCAGAAGACGGTGGTATTGTAGTTGAGTTTCGTCCTCCACCAGATGAACGATCAAAAGTACAGCAAAAAGAAGAACCAGAAGAATTTTATCGTAATCTAGCAGAAGATATGAATGAAGACGAGCTAGACGAAATTTCTGCTAAGGTAATTGATAACTTTGAAGCAGATAAAGATTCACGTTCAGAATGGGAGAGCATGTTTGAACGTGGCTTTGATCTTTTAGGTCTAAAGCTTGAAGAAGCCTCAGAACCATTTGAGGGTGCTTGTACTGCTGTGCATCCTATTCTAATTGAATCAGCCGTTAAATTTCAATCAAAAGCTACACAAGAGTTATTTCCTCCAGCCGGTCCTGTAAAGTCACAAATTGTTGGTGACGTTACTGAAGAAAAGCAGGAACAGGCTAATCGTGTCAAAGCATTTATGAACTATCAGGTTACTGATCAGATCACAGAATACTTTGACGAATTTGAACGTATGTTATTTCATCTACCCCTCATTGGGTCAGCATTTAAGAAGACATACTTTGATCAGGGACTAAATCGCCCTGTATCTGAATTTGTACCAATCGACCAATTTTATATTAGTTATTATGCTACCGACCTGCGACGAGCAGATCGTTATACTCATGTGATTTATCGTAGTCCCGTAGAAATGCAGCGTGACATTGCCGCAGGAATGTACGCTGATATTGATCTTCCTGAAGCATCTATGCCAGAGCAAACTCCAATGGCTCAGAAGATGGATACGATCTTGGGTCTTTCCCCTTCTTCACAAAATGACCCACAGTATGTTCTCCTTGAACAGCACTGCTATCTAGATTTACCGAAGCAGTTTCACGGTGAGGATGACGGTCTGTCTCTCCCCTACATTGTAACTATCGAACAGAAGTCGCGGCAGGTTCTATCTATTCGCCGCAACTATGATATTAAAGATAAGCGTAGAGAAAAGAAAATCTTCTTTACGCATTATCGTTTTGTACCCGGCTTTGGTTTCTATGGTTTGGGTCTAATTCATTTCCTTGGCAATCTTACGATGACAGCTACTGCCGCTATGCGTGGTTTGGTTGATGCTGGACAGTTTGCCAATCTACCCGGAGGCTTTAAGGCTAAAGGGTTGCGGATGGTTGGAGACAATGATCCTATTGCCCCCGGTGAATGGAAAGAGGTTGAGGCAGTTGGTAATGATCTTTCTAAAATGATCATTCCTCTACCATACAAAGAACCTTCGCAGACTCTATTCCAAATGTTAGGATTTGTCTCCAACGCCGCACAAAAGTTTGCTGATAGTACAGAGCAGATTGTATCTGACGCAGCAAGCTATGGACCAGTTGGTACAACAATGGCACTACTTGAGGCAAGCAGTAAATTCTTTTCTGCTATTCACAAGCGCCTACACAAATCACAAAAAGACGAATTTAAAATTCTTGGCCGTATTAACTACGAGTATCTGCCAGATGAATCACTTGTAGATATTCCAGAGAATACACTAACAATTTACAAGTCAGACTTTGATGGACGGATTGATATTATTCCAGTATCTGATCCTAACATTCCGTCTAATGCCCATCGTATGATGATGGCTCAGATGGCTCTGCAGCTTGCACAGCAATCACCTCCCGGTATGTTTGACATGGAAGAACTTAATCGTTCTATTCTACAGTCAGCTAATCTACCAAACCTTGACAAGATTATGCCACGCAAGCCACAGCCTGTTCCACTTGATCCAATCTCGGATATTATGGCTGCAGTCAAGGGTCTACCAATCAAAGCCTTTATGGGTCAAAACCATGATGCACACATTCAAGCTAAGATGGCTTACATTCAAGACCCACAGAACGGTGCTAATCCGCTAATGCAACGTATTGTTCCAGTGCTTCAAGCTAATATGCAGGAGCATATGATTATGAAATATCAGGAACAAGTTGAAGGAACTGCTGCACAGATTGTTGAACAGTATGGTCCAGAAGCTATTGCATCTGGTCAGGTTGATCCTAATGATCCTCGCGTCATGGAAATGGTCATGGCTGAAGCTGCCCAGCAAGTTGCTCAAGCTAATCAGGCTATGGCACAAATGCAACAGATGGGTACACCTGAAGCTCAAATGGTACAGATCGAACAGCAACGTCTACAGGTTGAGCAAGCCAAGGTACAAGCTCAGACAGCTAAGGAAAGCGTTGAAGCTGCAATGAAGAACCGTGAACTAGATATTAAAGAAGCACAGCTTCAGATTGACATGATGAAAGAAGGTATTCGTACTTCTGTTGATGTTCAGGAAAAAGAAAAAGATCGTAATGCTAAGAAGGCTATTGCAGCACTTGATGCTATTATGGACCTTGCTAAGTCTCAGGAATCTTCAGATACAGCTAAGATGTTAAAAGCTGCAGATATGGTATCTTCTTTTGTAAAGGAGGCTAATAAACCTAAGTAATGACATTATGGGAAGAAACAACAAAAGAACTTGATAAACAAATCGAAGATTTGAAAAATTTACTTGCATATGGAGGCTCTTCGAGTTACGATGAATATCGTCAAGTCGTTGGTCGTATAGAAGGACTAGAGTTGGCGAAAGAACAAATAACAAACATTGTTAAAATTCGTATCTATGAAGAGGAGTAGTAAATGCAACAGCCGACGATGGGCAAGTCAATTCCTAACTCTGATTGGGTTTCAGATGAAGGTATTAAACTAAAAAAAGAAGACTTACCAGAACTACCGGGTTATCATGTATTAGTACAACCCTTATCAATTAAGCAGAAGACAAAGGGTGGTATTATTCTCCCTGACTCAACTAAGGACGATATTGCTTATTTAACTACAGTAGGTAAAGTATTAGCTTTAGGTGAATTAGCATATCA